TGCAGTAAATACATCATATACCATGCTTGTTGCATTACCACTATAACCTGATGTACCGCTAAAGCCTGAAAATCCGCTAAAGCCTGAAGTACCCGTTGCACCTGTCGCACCGCTATAACCGCTATAACCCGATATTCCTGATGCCCCATTTGTGCCATTAATTCCTGAATATCCTGATATTCCTGAATAACCACTAAAGCCTGATGTGCCTGTTGCACCAACAGCACCACTAAAGCCTGAATATCCTGATGTACCGCTTGCACCATCAATACCTGAATAGCCACTAAAGCCTGAAATGCCTGAAGCACCTGAATATCCTGATATGCCACTAAAGCCTGAATAGCCTGATATACCGCTATACCCTGAATATCCGCTTATGCCACTAAATCCTGATGCACCTGCTTCACCAACCGCACCTGAATAACCTGATGTGCCTGAAAAACCGCTAATGCCACTAAAACCTGAATATCCACTTGTGCCTGATGCACCTGAATATCCTGATTGGGTGTACATTACTTGTGAAACATTAGCAATAACTGATGGTGTCAATGGCACACCATCATAAGCAGGGATTGTTTCTAGTGAAACAGTTGTGCTGTCAGTTACCCAATACAATTCAACATAATCATTGGGGTTGACTGATACCCCAATAAAATCAACCGTTGCAACTGAATAACCGTAATCTGATGAATCTTTACGGGCAGGAATAAAAAATCTTGTGTTGCTGTCAGCGTAATTTGTACCATTGTATTTCAACCAAATATCAGCGTAATGAATTGCGTTGTCAGTATTAACAAGTTGAATTGAATAGGTTAGTTTGTATGTGCCTGTGTTTTCAATAACAATTCTTGAACCGCTTGAAATGCTTACGCCTGTTGCTGATGATGTGCTATTAATTGCAATTGCTTGCGGTGTCAACGAACCTGTTTGGTCAGTTGTATCAAAGAATGAACCGTAATTACCAATTGTGCCACCTGCACCAACCGCACCTGAATATCCACTAAATCCACTAATGCCTGATGTACCGCTAAATCCTGATGTGCCTGAATAACCGCTTACACCTGATTCACCAACTGCACCACTAAATCCTGAATAGCCTGAATAACCTGATATACCTGATGCACCATCAATACCTGAATATCCGCTATAACCTGAAATACCACTAAAGCCTGATTGACCATCAATACCTGAATAACCGCTAATACCTGAATAACCACTAAATCCTGATTCACCTGAATATCCTGACACACCTGAACCTGAATAACCACTATATCCTGATGTACCGCTAAATCCTGAATAACCTGATGTGCCTGAATAACCACTAAAACCGCTTAAACCACTTTGACCTGTTGGTCCAACAATTTGACCTGCATCATACCAAGCTGTGCCATTCCAAACCCATAGGTTGCCATCTTCAGTAACAATGTACGCATCATTAACTTGGTTACCTGTTGGTGGCAAATCTGCCACAGTAGGCACTTCACCTTTAACATTAATGCTTGTACCTTGTTGACCGCTATAACCACTAAAGCCTGAATAACCTGATACGCCTGAACCTGAATATCCGCTAAAACCTGATTGACCGCTAAAACCTGACTGACCACTAAAGCCTGAAATACCTGAAAAGCCTGATGTACCTTGCTGACCACTATAACCTGATGTGCCTTGCTGACCGCTATAACCTGAATAGCCTGATACACCGCTACCTGAATAACCGCTATATCCGCTAATACCTGATGCACCAATAGCACCTGATACACCACTAAAACCTGAATATCCGCTTGTGCCACTAAAACCTGAATAACCTGAATAGCCTGAATAGCCTGAATAGCCTGAAGCACCACTTTGGGCAATTCCGTTTAAACCTGAATAACCGCTAAAGCCTGAATATCCTGAATATCCTGATGCCCCCGTAATGCCACGATTAACTTGAACGGTTTGTTTTGCAACAGGCGTAACTTGAACATTAACTTCATTGCCACTTTGAATATTAGCAACAATATTATTTGAATCCGTAACAGTAACAGTTGTGTTACTAGGTACGGTTGAAACTGTCAGCTTTGACATAACCGCCCCTTTTAAACTTTAACAATGCCGTCTGAACGAACCAAGAAAAGCAAGAAAATAATGTTATCTTCAGCAGGGGTTGAACCTGATGATGCAAAACTGATTTTTATACGACCTGAAAAACCTGCACCGTTAACAGAATTGATTGCCATTTGGTCATCACTTGTTACTAACCCCCAAGCATCAGAATCAATCAACAATGTAAATGAACCTGTCGCATCAACACGATTTGAAATTGTCAACGGTATTGCAGTAGGTGTAGGTGTGTAATTGCTAATGTCAAAAGATAAGCCATAACGGGTATCTTGCACATTAGTTAATGTTCTACGGATAATTTGGGCATCAATGGTTGCCCCTGTCAAGTTGACGGGGGTTGTACCATCTTCGGCAGTTAATTGAAGATTCCAATAGGTTTGTTGGTCATATACCAATTCACCTGCAATGATTGGATTGTCAAATCCGCTTACCTGCGTAAGTGTGTTTTTACTAAATACTGCCATGATAGCCCCTATTCTTGGTTAATTACCCCATGCACTCACGGGGTACGCATCATGTCTTATCTTGTTTTAATAATTATACTTACATAGAATCAAGTTGTGCTTGAATTTCCAATAATTTTTGCATCAATTCTTCTTTTGTTGGTGCAGGTGGTGGCGTAATTTCAATAACAGGTGGGGCAACATATTCTGCAATAACTCCGTATTTACCTGCTACACACTCTGAAAATATTTGATGTGAATGTTCATAATCTCCTGAACCAACAGCCGTAAATGGCACTAATTCTTCACGCAAATCATCAAAATCAACATCACAATTGATTGCTGTGTGTTCTGCATTAGCCCATTGCGGATTTAATACTTGTGTATATTTCATTATTTATTCCTTAACTAATACGGACATATAAATTTGCTGATGAATTTGCACCACCATTTTGATAACTTCTTGTCATTCTTCGCCATGTTCCTGATAAACCTAAAGAAGTATATAGTGTATTTTGAATATAAGAACCTGCAAATTGTGCAGAACTAATACCGCTTGTCAGGGTAACTGTTGTTGAACGAATTAATGAACTTCCTGCAACAGTAGAATTAGTTGACCTTTCTAATCCCCCTGTAAAATTATCTTCACCTGCAATTACATAACTACCAATTGCACCAAAATCAGTATTAGTAATTGCACCTGTTTGACCGTTAAGTGAAGTTACACCACCACCTGATGATGCAATGGTAATTGAACCTGAACCGTTTGTTACAGAAATTCCGCTTCCTGCTGTAATAGTTGCTTTTGTTAAGCCCGTGCCGTTACCAATAAGCAATTGACCGTTTGAATATGTTGTTTGACCTGTACCGCCATTGGCAACAGGTACAGCACCCGTTAAACCATCAGTTGCATCAAGCTGACCTGAACTATTCAGATTATTAGCTAGTTGCGATAAATTAAAAGCCTGCGTCATACTGCCCCCGTTCTTGCAAATGTTTGTTGAACCATTACGGTTAATGTTGTTGTTGGCGTTTCAGCCAATACATAAGTACCTGTTGCCGTTGTATAATCCGTTCCCTGTAATAATATCACGCCATTGCTATATAAATCAAAAGCATCAACATCATAAGAATAACTATAAACTGTTTGACCAATAACAGTAAATGCCACAATGTTATTAGGAAATCCGTTTGGCTGATTAAGATTATCAGGTGACCATTGAATTATGGTCATTTTGCCTGTCAAATTGCTTGGAAAATCTGAAATTGTTTGGTCAACAATGTTGTAATCTAATTCATTTAATACTGTACCGTTAATAAATATAAATTCATAACCGCTTGTTAATGTAAATCCTGATGCGGTATAACTTGTGGCATCAGTCAAATCAACTGTATTTCTAGTAAATGAAGCATATACGCCTGATGTAGCGTTTTCAGATTTAAATGAAATGACCGTAATAATGTCACCACTTACCGCCCCTGTTGCCAAAGTAACCGTTGTCAATGAATCGGTATATTCTGATTCGTCAAGTAAACAACCGTTTTGAAATACAAAACATTGGTCAGTAATGTATCCTGATGCCCTTGTTACAGTAAAATCTGTTTGACCTGAAGTTGCAGTAAATGATTCTTTTGTAAAATAAAACGCATCAGGCGGTTCAAATCCAACAACACGACCATAAATATCAACAGTTAAATTAGCAACTGCACCTGTAAATGTAGGGCTTCCACCAAAGTTTAAATATGGTTTTAATTGGGCAACAATTTTTCCATCAGGATTGTTTGTAATTGCCAATTCGCCTGAAGCATCACCAACTGATGTTGTGCCTGTTTCTATTAATTGACCTGTTCGTTTATCAAGGTCAATAATGTTTGTGCCTAACGGCAATGCTGACCATACTGATGGGTCAAATAATAATGCGTTACTTGGTACAAATGCCCCATTACCGCCTGCAACAACGGCTGTTCCTGAACCAAAACTAAACTTTCTGCTTGTACGGTTTGCATACGCCAAATAAAATGTTGTGCCAAAATTTGGTTCAGCAGGATACCAAATATAATCTGATGCGTTTAGACTAACTCCTGTTCCTGATTGATTAATTAAACCATAATATTCTTTGTCTGTTGGTTCTAAATTAAAACCTGTGCCATCAATATCATCAGCATAAGCAACAGCCAAATATCTTTCTGTAAATTGAAATGTGCTTGGTCGCCATGCAAAAAGTGTGCTTGCAGGGCTAAATGATGATGATGCCAAACTGTTAACCATTCGGCTAAAGAAATACCAATTACCTGACGGTATGTTTGCAAGTGATACAGGGGGCATTGCTGTATTAATGTTATATGGATTGCCATTTGATTGAATTTCTGTTGTGCCTGCAAAAATACGCTGTTCAGCAGTTGGGTTGCTAAATGCTGAATACCAAATTTCTGCGTATTGTGTAATGCCTGAACTTGATGTTGTTGCTTGAACCAAAAATATTGGATTAGCATTATTAGGATATTGTGCAGAAAAAACAGGGGCAGGCACTACGCCAAAAAATGTTGGGTCGCTAATACCTGTGTTTGGGGCTGTTTGGAATTGTGTAATTGAAACATCATCATAAACTGTTGAATTAAATTCGGATAATGTTAATTTTGCAATTACAGCACCATCATTAGTAAATTGTTCTATAACTTTATTAATTCTAAATGGTTTTGCTGTCCATCCATAATTAGAATTTGTTACCGTAACAATATCACCTGCTTCAAGTTGAATACCAACATAATTAATATTTACTTGTAACTGTAAATCTTCACGGGCAGATTTAAGCAATCTTGTTGCAATATATTGTGCTTGAACATCATTATTTACCAACGGCAAATTAATTGACATTTTATTGACGGGTTCATTAGGGAATAACAAACTTGGGGCAATTTCAGCCAAATCAAATGTTGCCGTATTAAATGTATCTTGTACTGAATTGTCAGGAAATTTACATTCAATGACATTGTATGAACCTGCTAAATCAATAGGGCTAATACTAATAGCAGAAACCATATTGCTATCATTTAAGTCCATTGCAACTGTATATGTTGGTTGCTGAACAATAACGCCCCATTGGGCAGTAATTTCATTGTATTTGATTAAACAATCACAACAACTTGCCATGTCTTGTAAGTTATCCATGATTGAACGGTTAGTATCAATAACACCGTTAAATTTAAATCTTGGTTGTACAAATGTACCACCACCACTACCCGTGTAAGTAAAATTTTGATTGCTATATGTTGTTAAAGCATCCAAACTTGTTGTGTCAACCTGACTTAATGGTATAGCACCACCATATACTTCATTTGTTAAATAGTCATATAACACATCTCCTGTGTTTGAACGGCTATTTGTAACTTGAAATCTTGTTTGTTCAATACCACGAATATTTGCGGTTTGTGAATAAGTCAAATGAATAATCACAAATGCTGTGTTTGTCATTAACTTGGTAGAATCCCATGTATAAATCAAACCACTTGTTTGCATTATGCTAATTGCAGATTGTGTTGAATTTGTCGGGCTATATGAACCATTATTGTAAAAATAAAACTGCATTTTCCCATCAACAGTATTATCAACAACACCTGATGATTCATCAGTTAATGATTCAACAGTAAATCCATCAGATTTAAATGTTACCTTTTTACCGCCCCAATAAACATCACCAAATGTAATTGTGTCGCCACCGTTATTTGTAACTTCTGTAAGTGCCAATACATAATATAATTCTTGATTATTTTCACTAATACTTAAATCAACAATTGTTCCACCAATCCATGCTTCACCATATATGATTGGC